AAATTAAATTTAATTTATTTTTTTCAGCGTAATTAGTAATATTACCAGACAAAGCATTACGTGTTTCGCGTAGAACTTTCATTTTATCATTTAATGTTTTTAGTTGATTATCAACCGATACCCATTGTTGAATATTTTGTTCAAAACTCATAATATAATTTAATATTATATAAAATTATATAAAATTATACTTTAATATAAATTAATTTAATTTTATTAACGTCGTTTATTTCTGCGTGTTTTTCTTCCACCACTTCGTTTTCTTCCGTAAGTTTGTTGTAGTCCTAAAATTCCAAATGGCACAACTGCTTGGTTAATAACTTCACCTAATAATCCACCGCGTTTGCTACGGGTTTTGCCACCAACTTTTTTGCGACCATATTTTTGTTGCATTCCTAAAAGAGCAACAGGAACTACAGCTTGGTTGATAACTTCGCCCCAAAGACCGCCACGCTTTTTGCGACCACCTGCGGATTGAACTAAAGCTAAACTTTTGCTGTCAGGAACCCCAGGTTGTTGGGCATTTTGTCCTTGTTGTCCAATCAATAAATTGCCAGGAACATTTCCATACGCACCAGATGTGCTAAACACTCTATCGTATTGGGCGTTTTGATTGCCATTGACATATGTGCCATAACTGGACGCCGATGTGTAAGAGCCTCCTCTTTTATGTCTGCGACTGTGATGTTTTTTACTTGTCATATTATATATTTTATTGAGAATAAAAATATATTTAGTTATGTTAATTAAATATATTTTAACATTTAATGTTTGCGACTTTTACGACCAGCTCTTTGCTTACGTGTTTTACCTCCGCTTCTTTTGCGTCTGTAAGTTTGTTGTGCTCCTAAAAGTCCAAATGGGACAATTGCTTGGTTAATGATTTGTCCTAAAAATCCTCCGTGTTTTTTAGTTCTACTTCCTTTCCTTGACATATTTATATATATATTATAACTAAAATATTTTTTGTATAACCTGTTTATTACGCAATAACATAATTAATATAATAAGCATAGCTAATATCATTATAAAAATCATAACTACAAGTGATACAATTATATATATGTATGGACTGATTTCATATAAAATAAAATCAATAACAGGTTTAAATAACAGCTTAATTTCATTTTTAATATCCTCTCTTTTTAAAATATCTAAACATTGTTGAAATAAAGGTAATGATGTTTGAGTCAATGAATCTTTCATATACTTAATTAATAAAAATTAATTGTATTTTATGCGTGTTAAAATATTTAAATTTTTCTGTATTTTCAATAATATGGATAACATTATTGAACCAAATGAAACATTTGATTTTTCAAAACTTTCTTTAGCACATCCCTCTGGAATTCAAGGGGGAGCTTATTTTACAAAAATATCGTATAATAATAAACCATTATATATACAAACTTGTAAAAGTGTAACAAGACAAGGATTTGTAAAAACTGGAAAAAAATATTATTGTGATTTGATGTTTGATAAAAATGCGGAAGTGTTAATTAATTGGTTTGAAAATTTAGAGGAAAAATGTCAAAAATTAATTTTTGAAAAAAAAGATGCGTGGATTCAAAATAGAATGGAAGAGAATGATATAGAAACAGCATTCAATTCTATAATTCGTGTATATAAATCTGGCAAATATTATTTGGTAAGAACAAACATTAGGAACAATCAATCTAATATACCATCTATTAAAATTTATGATGAAAAAGAAATACCATTGTCTATATCAGATGTAACAAGCGAAACTAATGTTATTTCTATTTTAGAAATACAAGGTATTAAATTTACTTCTAGAAATTTTCAAATTGAAATTGAGATGAAACAAGCACTAGTTTTAAACAATGAACCTTTGTTTGATAGTTGTTTAATTAAAACCAATAAACAAACCCAATCAATAAATGAAGTATCAATTGATAGCTCTTTAAATGATTTAGAAAAAGACAACATTCTAATAAATAGCGATTCAAATGTATTTGACATAATATCTGAAACAGATATTAAGAAGAATGACAATGATTTAGAAGAATTAGAACTAGAACCATTAGATACTATTACAAATAAAACAGAAGAAAATGATGAAAATATTAATTTGGATTTTGAAATTGAGGACTTAGATATAAATGAAAAAATTGAGGAAGACCCATCTCAATTAAAAGAAGTTGACATTGACTTGAATTTAGCAAATTTAGAAACAATTCAGCTTAAAAAACCAAACCAGGTCTATTTTGAATTATACAAACAAGCTAGAAGTAAAGCAAAATTAGCCAAAAAAAATGCGATTCTAGCTTATTTAGAAGCAAAGAACATTAAGAAAACTTATATGTTAGAAAATTTAAATGACGATGAAAGTGATTTTGATGAGGAAATTGATGAAGTTTCAGAAAGTGAATTAGAAGGTTTGTAATTTTTATAGAAAAATCATTAATCCAAATGTTTAGAATAATTAATATGTATTCTCAAAATTATTTTATCATTAATTTTATATAATGACTGTCTCTTTAAAGAAACTATGGAATGATTATGGAATTGGTGCTATTATTGTTTTGCTAATTGTCGCCTATGGAGTCACTATGTTTGCTGGTTATTTAGGTGCTAAGGGAAGACCTGGTTACGAATCTAATGCCGCAATGCAATCTCAATACGTAAATACAAATGCTCAAGCTTCCGCAGGTGTTAGACCATCTGACCCTAACGGAAACGAGGTTTTTGCCTCCGCTAATGGTGTCCAAACTAGCAGCCCTGGTGTCCCTTCCTCATGCTCCAAACCCAATATCCAAAACCCTGCTGAACTTTTACCCAAAGACAGCAACTCACAATGGGCTCAATTAAATCCTTCTGGAAAAGGCGAGCTTGCTAACGTTAATTTGTTAAAAGCTGGCTACCATATTGGCATCGACACTGTTGGCCAAACTTTAAGAAACGCTAACCTTCAAATCCGCTCTGAGCCACCTAACCCACAACTCAATGTTGGTCCATGGAATACCAGCACAATCGAACCCGATTTCATGCGTGTGCCTTTGGAACTTGGGTCTGGACCTCAATAAGCATATGATAACAAAAATATAATTTATTAAAATGTGTTACCATATTTTTAATTAAATATATCAAAATCTTTATATTCAATATTTTACACATATAAATATTTTGAACTCTAGTTTCATTAGTAATTTTTTCAATGTTATTAATTAATTCATTTAGCCATTCATATTTATTAAAATGTACCTCTTTGGAATGCCGTTAAAGCTGTCATAATGAACTTCTAAACTCGGGTATATTCTAATATTTTGAGCTCATCGTCTTCCTCATAAATTTCTACTGTAAATTCTTTTGAATAATCGTAATCTATAAATAAATCACAATTATAATCACATTTAATATGTGTAACCCAAATCTTGTGACATATTGGAATAAATTGTTCGTATATGGTTTTTCCTCCAATAAAAAATATTTTATAATTCGTATTTAAAAACTTATACATTTCATAATATTTATTTCTATTTTGCAAAATATCTTGATATATGTTATTATTATCTGTGAATAACAAGTTTGAATATTCATTTATATTATTAACCTCACATAATTTTGGGTTGCTTGTTAATACAATATTCAACCGATTTTTTAAAGGCCTATGTTCTGTCGGCAAAGAAAAAAATGTATTTTTACCCATAATAACAATATTATTTTTAGTTTTATTCATAAAGAATAACATATCTTTTTTAGATTTCCAAGGAATTATCCCTTTTTTAGATAGTCCATTATTTGAGTCAATCGCATAAATGGTTTCCATTATATTTATATAAATTGAAATATTATTTAACTTATACTTACGCACTATTTATTTTATAGTAACCCTTGGATTTAGGCTATTTATCAGACATATAGAATTTAGTTAAATATTATATAAATTAACATTTAAATAAAACGGATCGAAAATTACAAAAATGTATATATTTTTGTTCTACTTTTTATAAACGTAGAATATATGGAAAAACATAGTATATTTTTTTATATATTTATAGCATTTGTTCTTCTTTTTTGTTTAAGAATATATTATGAATCAGATGCTTTTAATTTAAAATGTATTATTTCTTCAGTAGATGGAAATAAATATTGTGTTAGAGAAAGAGAGAAATTAGAATTAGCTGCTAACTTATTGGCACAAGTTACTCAAAAAATGAAAGATATGGTTGCTTATATGAATAAAAAACACCCCTCAGACCCTCGCACAATTAGACTCGTAGAAGGCTTCAATCCTAAAAAAATAAGTGAAACATTACCAACAAGCGAACTAACCGCTTATAGTGAAAATAAAGGAGAGAAAATAGCATTTTGTTTAAACACTAAAAAAGAAGGGAATAGGCTAATTGATATAAATACATTAACATTTGTTGCACTCCACGAGTTGTCCCATATTATGACTAAGTCAATTGGACATAAACAAGAATTTTGGCAAAATTTTAAATTTTTATTAGAAAACGCAAAAGAAGCAGGAATTTATACTCCTATTGATTATAAAAAGAATCCAAAAGAATATTGTGGCATGAAAATAAATGACAATCCTTATTATGATTTAGTTTGATTTAAAAAATCAGTATACTCATCAAGTGAAGTTACAATTTTATTTATTATAGTTATCTCACTGTATAATTCTTTATATAATTCATTCGTTTCTATTGATTCTAACCCTTTTTCTTTTAAGTAAGACATTTTAACAAGCAAATTAACGGATGTCGCTATACATTTTCCAACAAACTTGTTAATGTCTTCTTTATTTAAATATGTTTCCATTGTAAATTATATAATCGCATATATTTAAATTTAAACTTTAATTTAATTAATATCTTTGTAAACAATTAAATTAAAAATAATAGTAGCTTTATATATATGTCAAATTTAATACCTTCAATAAAAGAAACAAATTTAGATTACAGTCCCATTTATAAAGTAAATTATATGGTTAATGGTTCTATTGATACAATATATATATTTAACGGTAAAATAAATGAAAATGAAAACCAAGAACAATTATTTAAGAAAATATTTACCGATGAAGAAAACACTAAAATTACATCTGAAAATATAAAGATAAAATTCTCAGAACAAAAAATACATTTTGATGATAGTATAAGTTCAATTAAAATTAAAATACTTAATGAACTAAAAGATATAATTTCTCTCGACGAGATATATTTATATTGTCATAAAATAGAAACATTAAACTCTGTATCAGTGTATCAATCACTAACACAAAATAAAAAGATTGATTTGTCAAAAATTAGACTTGACCAGTTTATTTCAAACATTGTAAGTGAAGAAAATGGAACACCTTTTGTGGCACCTGCTAGCAAAGATATTTATACATTTGATGACATTTTAGAGTTGAAATTAGATAATAAAAAATACATAATTAATAACGTTTTAGGTCAGAAGTTTTTTATTGTTGAAAATGAATATCCATTTGTATGTGACCCGTATAATGTTAAATTTTATGACAATTTTTTTGAGAAAAACGCGCGTAAATCATTGTCAACGTTAAATAGTCATATCCTACTTAGTAGTGGAAATATCATTAATAATACCATTTACATGTGTCTGGCAAAAGATGTATTGGAGTATGTTTCTAGAAAAGATATATCAGAAGAATCTACAGTAAAAATATACTATCCATTTTTATATAATAAAAACATAAACGATTTAGATGATTTGAAGGCTTCTAGAGAGAAATTAATGGAAGGCGACAAAACTATTCTAAAAAAATCACATGATGTATTTAAAACGGTTGATATGTTTTATGATGTGTATTCACTTAGAAAATCTGATTTGAAATATGACAAAAAGGGTATAAAATATATTAAAGCAGTGATAAAACCCGAATTTGATGTTAAAATTCCACTTGAAATTATCTTTAAGATTCTTCATGCGTCAATATCAAATCCATTAATAAAATACAATCCATCATCAAGACAGGAAAATATTTATAGGCTTTACACCGAAAAAACATCTACAGATGGTAGAAAAATTCCATTTCTTAAAAAAGCTACCATTTTTAAGCTTATGAAAAACATAGCAAAAAATAAATCGGTTTCTGTGTTTATTGAAACCTCTGATGATAATATTACACAATCGTTAACATGTGAATTTGATGAACATGGATACATTACAATTACTGGTGAATTCAAAGTTGTAATCAGTGAGAATGACATTGATAGAATTTTTAGTGAATCTATTAATCCAATAATTGAAAATATAAAAAATTTAATTGAACAAAGTGGATATAAACTTAAAAAATTTACTAGTTTAAAAGATGACAATGTTGAAATTAAACAATTGACTTATGAAACGCAAATTGCTATAAAAAAACAAATTGATATTGATGCTTATAAAGGATGTATTTCAACCATTTTTACAAATGAAACAAATGCGTATAAAGGAGACGGAAACATTCATTTACGATTTAAAAGAGTTTCGAATTTTAGCAAAGTTACCAGTCAAGAAGCATTTATTCTTGAGAAATCAAATCAAGGATATAGAGGTTCTGAGATAATTGAATTACTTTTAGACAATTTTTCCGACGACTTAGACCGTAAGCAAGCAGAAGACTTAGTAAGAAAAGTTGCGAATGAAATACAAGTTGAAAGAGGAGTAAGAAAATCTGATATTAAAATTAAAGACAATCCTGGTTTTAAAACAACTATCAGTCTTGCTAAGGAAACAGGAGTCATAACCATCACAGTTGAAAATATTAATGATATTAATTATTTATCCACTATTCCTATTTATTTGGACACTATGGTTCGTTTAACTCAGGATAAAACAACTACGAAATATCCAATTAAAGAAATCAATAAAATATGTTCTACTGGAGAGAAAGAAGAGATAGTTATTCCAGATATAATTTCATCTAGTGAAAGTGAATATCCTTCCGTCGAAGATGAAGGGGAAGAGATTGAATATACTGAAAACCCTTTTGGTGCGGAAAAACCCAAAGGTGCTTTTAGTTTGTTTTACGATGAAGATGGAGATGAAGATGAAGAAAGCGACCAAACAAAATATGAAGGAGGTGAAGTTAGTGACTCTGGTTCCTCTATTTCTAGTGAAAATTCTTCACTTCAGGGGAAATCATTTAATGTGCCAATTCAAAATGATATCATTTCTAGTTCTGTTTCAACTGTTCCATCGCCTAAATCAGAGAGTTCTATATCCAGTGTTGATAAAAGTTCTCTTGCCATATCATCTCCAGAACCAGAATCCGAAAAAAAATTGGATAGCTTTAGTGTTGAATCTTTGCTACCAGAAGTTTCTAAACCTAAAAGTAATATTCAAATTTCTAGTGATAAATCCTCACCATCAGCAAGTATATCATCTGCTGAACAGGCATCACCTACTCCTGAAATAGGTTCTCCAATACAAAGTCCTGACATTCCATCTCCAATTATTCAAAAAGAATCAACCGTTGAATCTAAAAAGAGTGAAGAACAAGAAGAGGAAGAAGAGCAAGAAGAGGAAGAGGAAGAAGCAGATATTAAAAATATAGATGGTATGAAATTGAACAAACCATATTATTTTCAAACCTTAATTGAAAATAAAGACCCAATATTAATCTTAAAAGAAGATACACCACAATATAACGCATATTCTAGAACTTGTAGTTCCGATACTAGAAGACAACCAGTTATTTTAACAGACAGCCAATTATCAAAAATAAATAAGGAACACGCAGGGTTTTTAAGGGATGAAGATGTTATAAAGTATGGCTCAAACCCCAAAAACCAATTTAATTATATTTGTCCACGTTATTGGTGTTTAAAAAATAATACAATTGTTGACCCGATTGATTTAAAAGAAGTAACTGGAAAAGATGGGAAAAAGGAATTGGTTCATCCTACTTGTGGCAAAGTATTGTCGCGTAAAGATAAAAAAGTGAAACCTGGGTATTACATATATGAATTTTACGGAGAAAATGACAATAAACGTTATCCTGGCTTTCAAACTGATAAACATCCTGATGGTTATTGCTTGCCATGTTGTTTTGATAAATATAATACTGAAGGAAGAATAAAAGCAAAAAGTTTATGTTATGGTAATAAAAAAAAGGAAGAAGTAACAAAAGATAAAGAACAGCCAGAAGAAGATGAATACATTAAAGGGCCAGACAAGTTTCCTTTGGAAATTGGGCGTTGGGGATATTTACCTGTTGAAATACAAAAAATGTTACATGAAGTTAATGCTGATTGTCAAATAAGTAAAACAAATACAAACATAAAACCAAATCATCCTTGTTTGTTACGTCATGGAATTGAAGTAAATAATAAACAATCTTTTATAGCATGTATTTCTGATGTATTATTTTTTGGTAAAAAAATAGCAGAACAAGAAAATAAATCTCAAGTCAAAGTGGCTAGAGTATTAAGTATTAAAGAAATGAGAGAAAGAATTGTAAGGGCAATCAGTATCGATACATTTATTAAATATCAAAATGGCAACTTAGTTTCTGATTTTTACGAACCTACGACAACAGTTGATGTTAATAAATATAACAACTCAAAATTATTTTCAAAACTTGATATGAATAAAGTAGAGGACAAGGTTTATTATACAAAGGTTATTTCTGCTTTTGAAAATTTTATTAATTTCATGAATGATGATGATGTTATTATAGACCACACATACTTATGGGATATAATTAGTATGCCTAATAAATATTTGTTCCCATCTGGTGTAAATTTAGTGATTTTTCAATTACCAAATGATGATATTACTAATAATGTACAACTTATTTGCCCAACAAATCATTATTCTAGTGAATTTTATGAAGCTCGAAAACCAACCATTATTTTAATGAAAGAAGAAGGCTATTACGAACCTATTTATACATACACAACTAATAATAATAAACTTACCATCGCTAAGGAATTTAAAGAATATGACCCACAATTATCGAAAACTATTAGAGCTGTATTGAAAGATATCATAAAACCTTTTTTTAATACAATATGTCGTCCATTAGATAGCATGCCAAATATTTACAAAGCCAAAAAACCGTTATTACTTTATAATTTAATTCAAAAATTAGATAAATATGAATATAAAATTTTAAAACTTGTAATTAATTTTAATAATAAAGTAATAGGAGTTTTAGCTGAAGAACCTAGTGTTAGAAGAACGAAGGGATTTGTTCCTTGTTATCCTTCAGCTTTAGATGAATCATTAAAGAAAGATTTGGATTATGTATTTATGACTGATTTAACATTGTGGAATACATATGATAATACAATAAATTTTTTAAATAATCTAGCAAAAAGAAGCAAAAAAAGAAAGGCATATGAAGACATTCCTTGTAAAGCGGCTTTTAAAATTGTTGAGGAGGAACATGTTGTTGGAATATTAACTGAGACAAATCAATTTATTCAATTGTCAGAACCAATTCTTGAAACAGACGTTAATACAAATCTAGATATTCCATCTATAAAAAATGACAACTACATTGTTAATATAAATTCCAGACCAATGGTTCCGATTGACGTTCCTGTAGCTACAACACAAGAACTTGATAAAGAACGTGTTGATTATATAAAAAAAATAAAACTCGAAACCAATTTTTATAATGTTTTCAGAAATACTATTCGAATTTTACTGAATGACTATGAAAATGTAAAAATTAGAGAAAGAATTGAGAAGGAAATGATGAAAGAATATATAATATATTCCGAAAAACTTAAAAATATTGATGCCTTATTAAGAGAAATTGTTAAAGATAAAATTCAATTTATTGGAGATGAAAATTATTACAAGTTAATTACTGAAGTATCTACATGTATTGTAAAAGACACAGACAACTGTTCAGCAACACCAAATTTATGTGCTGTAACTGAAAATGGTAATTGTAACATAATTCTTCCAGAGAAAAATTTAATAACAGGCAAAGTGAATGAAACTATTTATTATGGAAAAATGGCAGATGAATTAATTAGATACAATAGAATTAAATCATTTATGCTACAACCACAAACTTATTTATCATTTGGTAACATTGGGTATAATTTGAATGAAAATGAAATTATTATGATACAATCATTATTAACGCAAGAATATTTTGAAACACTAATGCCATCTGTCGAAAATAAATATATTAAATATAACTCGTATGATGAAGTAGAACCAATAATTACACAAACATATGAAAATAAAATACCATACGCGGATAATATGATTGCTTCTAAAACTGAAATACAATGTGAAAAATTAACAAAAAATAAAATTACTTCTTCTATTTGGCAAAATTGTTTCCCAGAGAAATATAAAGAAATAGAATACGGTAAAACAAAACAATGCACATTTGGATTAATAATTGATTTAATATACACAAAGACAAATACCCGTCTAACTGTTAATCAAGTTAAGAATGAATTATATGAAGAATATAAAAAATATTTGGCTTCATACAAAGAAAAAATGATTGACATATTAATTATTGAAGGTAAAAAAACATTAGGAGACCAAGTGTTGTCAGATACGTTGTCCTTTTCTAGTTTTATTTATACTGACAACTATTTTTTGACAACATTTGATTTATGGTTGCTCGTTCAAAAATATAAAATTCCAACTATTTTCATCTCTCAAAATTTTATTTTACAAACAAAATATGAAACGAATATATTTGTAGGTTATGGTGATATTAACGACTCTTTTGTTTTTATAATTTTACCTGGTTATAGAGCTGAAAATGTGCCTAAATTTAAAGTAATTGAAAATGAAAAGGGTGATATTTTTATTTCACTAAATATGTTAAGTGATTGTATCGATAAGACAAAAGAAGCAATTAACAATAAGATTAACATTAATGAATATTTGGAAACTTTTGTTAGACCAACTAAAACTAAATACAAAAAGAAAAAACCATTAAACTTTGTTATTGAAGCTGAAAGTGAAACTGGTGATTTAGAAAAAAATAAACCGCAACAAAAACCTAATATTCAAATTGAAAGCGATTCAACACCAGTTTCTGAAGAATATTTATTGCTACCAAAGAAGAAAAAATCTAGAAAAAATGTTGTATTAAAAGGAAATAAAAGGACAAAGAAAAATATAAAAAATATATAACATTTATTTAACTGATTGAGTCGGAATCATCGTAATAATCAGTATACTCTTCAGAAGAAATTTCACCCTCATTCACAGTTTCTTCCACAATATTTTCATCATCATATTCATCACTCTCATCATAAAGTGGTTCTTCTTCCCCTATATGTTGTTCTTCTTCTATATTTTCATCCTCTTCATCTTGCTGGGTTATGGGTTCTGGTTCTGGTTCATCTTCAATATTCATATTAAAGTTAAATCGGTAATTTATATAAGATATTATTCTATTATCAATATATAATCTATCATCATATTCTAAATGCTCTGTAAAGAAATTTGTCGTCTTTAAGCTTACATCTTCAAATTGAATATGGTTTTCATCAAACTCTGTAATTTTACCAGTAATTCTTTTTTTTAAATCAGATGTATAATTCATAATAAGTTTATATTTTTTCCTTCCAAATTGCCTATTATAATTATTGAAGTCTAGTAATTTTTTTTTTAGAATAAAATCAGCTTCTGTTTTCTTGTGTGATAAGAAAGCATATTGTGATGTAATGTATAATAATAGATAAGGCTGCATAATTTTAATTAATTTTTCTTTGGGAAAATCATTGTCAACTTCAATCTTATTCTTGAACCTCTTTTTTTTACAGTATAAATTAAAATCATCAAACATATCTTTTATTTCATCAAGTAATATGTTGGAGGAAGATTTATAAACATAATTTTGTATAGAATAATCTCTCAATATGTATTCATTGTTTTTTGTAAATTGTGTTAAGTTAAAATTACAATTAAAAAATCTAAAAAATAATTCAGGAGAATGAAATGTTTTATACTTAATAAAAAAATAAATATTATATAATGTGGATTTATTAAATGGTAAATTATTATATGGATTTTTAATACACAAAGGCTCAGCAAAAAATAAATGACTATTTGTCAAAGATGTATTAATAATATTTATTAAGTCGTTAATATGAAATAAATATCTCGAATCTGTATTAAATATACACATTACATTTTTGTCGTGTATTCCAATTTCATTTAATCCCATATCAGTATTAACTACTATTTTAGATTTTTTATATTTATAATTATATACAAATTTATTTAAACAGTTGTAAGTTTTTTGAATATTACAAAAGTATTCAATAAATTCTTTTCGTTTGTCTGCTAACAATGCCGACCGCAATGTGTCTATGAAAAATTTAAACTTACTTCTAGTAGTTATTTTACTTGTTGATAAAATATGAAAAAATGATTTATTTATTAAATCTACGTTATCTGTCTTATCATAGTTTTTAGAAAAAAAATTATTATTAGTTCTAATTATATTATTTACAATTAAACTATAAGTGGTCATAACTATTTTATTAGTATATATTTAATATATATTAATTATTAATTGTTTATTGTTATTTTTGACATTTTAAAATCCTGGGTTGTAACTGGTATCTTTACCCATATCTTCTGCTTTAATTGTAACAACATTATTTTGTATTGAAATTTTATTCATTCCACAAGGTTCATCTGTTAGCGTCATTGCTCCGAAGAATTTCTCAATTTCTTCGTCAACATTTACAGGTCTATACTCACTAACAGCTTCTAGTTTTTGCATCTCTTCAATGTCTAAGACAACTTGAAAAGCACTCGTTCCAAAGAAGCCTTCTTGACCACACATAACATTTGCCGAGACACCTCTCAATGTATCAAGTTCTGCGTGTCTAGCTGCTTTCAAGAACATCTCTGGTGTTTCTTCGAAAGATGCCTTTGCTATAGGACCAATATTATCATTATTAATGCCATGTCTAAAGATTGAAATTAATTTGTGGGTGAATGTCATTCTATCAACTAACACACTGTAATTGTGGTAATTAATATATGTTCCGTCAAACTCAACAACATCAACCAATTCATTATAAATTGCTTGTCTAGCGGCTTCGATTCCAAGTATATTATAAATTTCTACAATGTCATTACTTAATGTTCTTGTATTATCAATAAAATCTAGACCAAGAACATCTAACAAGTTGGTTCCAATTGTATCAAGAACCCAAATCTCTTGTTTTTTGTATGAGCCATTATTTTCTACCATATTATCTAAAATCTTGCGGATAATAACTTTTTTAATGCCTTTAATTCCTCTCAACACAATGTTTTGTAGAAGTTGTTCTTGAAAATTTTTCAAAATATAAATTTGGTCTGATTGGTCAAGAGGATTCACCTTTGTTTTCTTTTGTCCGCCTCTACTTGTGCCAGCTTTAATAACTTCATTCATTCTAATTCTGAAAATTAACTTGTCAGCATTAAAGTCAGAATAAATACAAGATATTTGATTATCATAGCAATTATTCAATGTAAAATTTATGTCGTCCATTGTAATATTTTTCTCAAGCATTATTTCAGGATTCATTTCCATTCTGATAATCCATTTTGATTTTTCATTTTCATCATTTTGTAGAGATACTTCAGAACACTCAGCAACCATATTTTCAAATGCCCTGTATTGAGAAATGGTGTCTTTATCTTCGCCAATTAGAGTATTCAGGTCATCAGGGTCAAAACAGACTTCGATGGATTTTACTATCTCTTCTAATCTGGTATGTTCAAGCATATACATTATTGTCTGTGCCTTATCTTTTTGTGTTTCATCTTCAGGCTTCAAATAAATGCTTAGGGATGGGTTTTTAATTTCACTCGACAAAGACAAGATTTCTTCAATTCTAGGGACACCACGAGTCACATTAGATTTTGATGCCACACCAGCAAAATGAAATGTGTTCAGTGTATTATGAACAATTACACCATAATCAGTCATGAATGTTTGGTTTAATGGAACTGTAAAGTCATATACAAAGTTATCTTGATTAGGCGTGTAATATTCAATATTAACTATTTCATCCCACATGACATTTGATGTGACAGCTTGCTCTATTAAGTTGAGTTCGTTCTTAATAAGGTCTTTATCTTTATGTTGACTAAATGTATTATAGTATTTTTCTAATGTTCTGCGACCAATGGTTTCTTTATTTTTCCAGAATCCATAGGTTCTACTTTGACCTGGAAGTTTAAGTGTTTTTCCACAGTGCGCAATAATTTCTCCCATTCCTGAAATTTTATCTATTTGCTCTGATAGAAACTTTGCGTCATTTCGTTCAATAAATTGTACTAAATTCGCTAATTTGTCAGAGTGTAAAACGCTTCCAATGTTGGTTTGATATTGTTTTGCGTATTTTGGTGAAATATTTAAATGGTAAAACATAAATCCCTTATTTGTTTCACTTTTTAAATTTCCTACGATACCGAAATAATTTAATATTAGAGCTAAATCTTTTATTAATTGTTCGCTTCTACTACAACATCTGATTTGATGATGATTTTTATCACATTGAAAGTTTCCATCGCCGTCAAAGTAACCTTGAAACAAGCCCTTTTTAAACTCAATTGGTGCTGTAAAAGCAAAATCAGGAACCTTTTTAACATAACTACCATTTCCACATTCATTTAACAATAAGTGTGCCAATTTTTTACAATTAAATTTTGTCGTAATGGATTTTCCAAATTCGCCTTGTTTTTCAATAACACGACATTCTTTTCCAAACAACTTAGCAATTTTTTTAGTATTTTCGATATAGTATTCAGAAATATTTGTAATAGAAATTTCGTTATAATTTAAATTTCCTTCAGCTAAATAAGCACCAATAAACCATCCAAATAATTCGTCTAGCTTATATGAATTGTAAGTATCTTTAATGTATGAATTATCTATGTTAGCACAAACAGGAAGCCGCATTCCTTCTTTCATATTTGCTCCAACTATCGGAACAACCTTGTGATTTTCTCTAATTAAATGACTATGGCTGGTAGTTGTCTCAACTACACGTCCGCTTTTAGTAGTTACCTTCATCATCTTACCATTAACAGGATGTTTGCTAATGTGAGATATTTTATTCCAACTAGTTTTTTCATTTTCTGAAACGCCGATAATATAATAGTTATTTTCCAAGTTGTCTATTATTGTTTCAACACTATTTACATGTCCAGTATTAAATGTTAATTCAGGATTTTGTTCAATTAATTCGTCGCAAAATTCCCCCATAATAATTGATTTTGCTGTTATTTCTCCAGTTAATTTATTTTGAATAATGATTTTATGTTGAGAATTAAATGGAACTGACATCTGAGTTGATACCTCACCAATACTTTGTCCTGCTATCATTCCAACCATCTCACCAGGAGTAATAATGGCTCTTTTATAATCTATTGTTATGGTATCTAATAACAAACTCAATGCTACCTTGTTAAATCTTTTCACAATCAATAAATCTTTGGGAGATAAATAGAAGTAAAACAGTGTTTTGAATAATTTTGTAGGTGGTGCGTAATGATTTTTCTCAAGATTTTCAAAACAATGTTCAATCATTTCAAGTGCTTCTAGTGGTGTGATATCAACTAGAGATGAAATGGTAATATTACATTGTCCTTGAACATTATTAATTATATAATACAAAGCTACAGGA